TTATCCGCAAACAATCGTCGAAGATAATCCGAACCATGACCACCCCGGCCCGTCACTTCGGCCACGCCATCCTTCATTTGCTTGAGGGTAAGCTTCTTTTCCTTAACCCCCTTACTGAGGGTTTCGGGTTTCGCCCCGCCCCGCAAATCCTTCGATCGTCTCAACAAGGCCCGAAGATCGTCCATGCGATGACCCGAAGTCCCGTGTTTGCCAAAGACTGCTTCCGCAAGCCCCTCGATCTCAGGAAGTAGTTCTTCCCTTATTATTCGGCCGAAAATTTTCGAGGCTGGGGTCTGCTCCAAGAATTTCGTAAAGTCTTCGGACTCGTCCGACGTCCATGCGTATTCGCCTTCCGTCTCTTTTTTAGCGACAAACGGACTTTGGCCCAACCCCGGTCGATACTTTATCCATTTCTCAACCATGCGGGCCGACAATTCAGTCATCGCCCAATCGGCAAAGGTTTCCCGGTCCTTCTTCTTACCCGCAAGCAAATCACCCCCCGCGTCGGCCTCTCCACCATAAGGATAATGGGAAATGACCTTGATCCTCCCCTCCCTGGTGGTCAAAACCATCCGCATGGGTTTGTTCTTCTTCTTCAGGCCGGATTTCAGAATTCTCAGATTTGCCCCGAATCCGATTACCTTATTGCCAAGATCGAACGGCAACGCCACGTGGTCCTCTCCCTTCTCGATCGTCTTGAGAATGTTCTTCCATCCCTCGTTTTCCCAAAAGGACTTGACCTTTAACTCATCAAGGGGCGTGTCGATCGGATCCTCAAGATCGGTGGACGGGTTCTCCGGAGCATCCGGGTTTTTAGCGTCGTGCCTCCTGACGAGCTCGGCATCGAGCTCTTCCACTCCCCACTCGGTCCTTCCCCACAAATCTTCGTCACTATGGAGATCTATAAGGTCGTCCTCGCTGACTTCGGAAAGTTTTTGCTTGGAAACTCTCTCGACCAACGAGACCCACCAGGGAACGATCTTACTAACGGGTTCGGCCGGGGGCTCGGGTGCACCCTTTTCGATCTCTGCTTTTTTCCACAGGTTGTGCAGATCGTAAATAAAGTCCAAGAAACTATCGAAAGTTTGATCCCCCAGAACTCTCGTCAAAGCTTGTTTAGGGGTGGGCCGAACCCCGGGCATTTGCAAATTATCGATCAATTCAAGCTCGGATTCGCTTGGTACAAACGGACCCGTTGAATGCTGATATGGGACACCGCGCCCAATTTTTTGTGTGGTTGACTTGGCCTCGGATGGCTCGAACGAAATTTGGACCGAACCTACGGTCGTCCTGAAGTCCACCTTTATGCTCCCCGGGAAAGCCAGGCTCAAGGCAGGCTGACTCCTGTTTACATACTCCTTTTTGAAATCCTCCCGACTAACGGGTTCCAATCGCCCCCGGGTCTCGTAGGGAGCCTCCACTCCTTCGGCCGGGGGCTCGGGCAATACATCTTTCCCGCTTGGCTTGCCACGCTCGATCAGTTCCTTGAATTCCTCCGTGCGCGCAATGCCCATGCCAAGCACTTGCTTGATCTTCTGGGTAATGAGTTTGTAATCCGAAGTAACTGCGAAGAAGTCCTGGTCGTATGCTTCCAGGGCATCGTTGAGGCTCTTCCCGTCGAGAAGTTCCTTGGCGACCTCCTCGGGCAGATCGAACCCCTTGACCAGGTTCTTTGCTTCGGTTCTTGTCAAATCCCTGCTTAATCCAAGGTGCGGTTGATCGAATATCATGTCGAAAATTTCGCCCCAATCGGCTTCCTCACCCAAATCTTCGGTCAAACCCAATTCTTCGGCCGCGCTTTGCATTGCTCTTGCTTTGTATTTGTTCGATGCGGTACGGGCCAGGGCGGTGTCCGTGGAAACTATGGCATCCGGTTTGTTTGTACGGATTACCTTGATCAACTCTTTTCCCCGATCGGATCCCGGGTCCACTCCCAACAAATGAAAGCGTTGCCAATATTCCGGGATCACTCCCGTTTGGAACATTTCGTTCAGCTCGGCCCCATCCACGCGCGACAAATTGCCGGGGATTCCCAGAACTAGATTCGCCCCCTGCTCCTTTACCACATACCGGTATGCATCCTGATCGGGCATGTTGTGGACCATATTGCCGTCCTCGTCCTTCCACTGAAACTTGCCCCCGGGCTTTTCCCTTTGCAGAACGTGCATGAAGGTCACTCCCTTGACCGACGGAAGTTCAGTAATGAAAGTCTGAAGGGCCTCGAATGAAACAAATGCGCTCGGTGCCGGAGCCTTTGCGCCCTTACCCCCAAGGAACTGAGTTATCGTTCCTTGATTGTCGAGCATATCGGGCAACACGATTACCAATTGCTTCGGATCGGCCCCCGCTTCGATCAAGTCATTTACCCGTTTTGTCAGGCTGGCAAAACCATTCTCCCGTTCCTTCTCCATTTGGCCAGGCTTGTACAGACCATGCTCGATGAATACCTTCTTTCCCGCCTTGGTTTGCTCGACGACCAGGCCGGTCATCTGCTCGCTCAAATCCTTGTTTATCCTGATCCCAAGACTCCCGCCCGCATCCGTTGCAACCCGCGCATCCCGAGGAGTCGATTCCAGACCCGACACGAAATTCATTCCCGGATCGACCTCCGTCGAAACTTCCGTAAACGGATCGGCCGGTGGCGTAGGCTCGACGGGTGGTTCGGCCGGTGGCGTAGGCTCGACGGGTGGTTCGGCCGGTGGCGTAGGCTCGACGGGTGGTTCGGCCGGTGGCGTAGGCTCGACGGGTGGTTTTGGTTGGCCAGGTGGTTCGGCCGGTGGCCCAGGCTCGACGGGTGGTTTCGGTTCGGCCGGTGGGCCGGGTTCGGCAGGTGGCGGTTCGACCTCGGCATCTCTCGGGCCGGGCCGTTGTTGCTTTAAGTTTGTCGGTTTGGCTCTGACAATTATGTCCTGCAACCTTCCGCGAATAAGAGGGACAAGTTCGGTCCACACCCTTGGGTTTCTTACTTCTACCTTAAAACCCCCTCCCTTCGTGCTTGCCAGTTTGATGTCACCAACAGAGCCACCCACTTCTTTGGCAACGAGTGGCAACATTTCCGATATAATCATGTCCTGAAGAATTTCTTGCTCCCTGACGTTCAAGGGTTCGCCCTTCCAATGCTTTTCGATGGCCCTTGTTTGTTCACTTGTAGAAGTTTTTTGCGTCCTTCGACTAGTATCTCGGATTAGTTTTTCAAACTTCTCAGGTGTACCAAAATTCTCAGCCCAATATTCGTGCTTCTTGTAGAAAATATTTTGCATCAACTTGGACTTGCCCACCTTGTGGATCGCCTCGCCCAATACCATGAAGGCCGGAATGTCCACGCCCAGAGCCATCGACTCCTTTTGCAGTTTGTCCCCCCAATAGCTTTCGTCTATCCGTTGCGCTCCCGCAAGGCCCGGTTCCTGATGCGCCAGGGAATAGGTCGTCGCTCCCCCGCCCGTAACCAAGGCCCGTTGACCTAGATTTGGTACGAACCCGGCCGACTTTCCACCCATGACCTTTCCAAGGCCGGTTGATTGGGAGATTTTCGGAAATCCCGCAAGGCCGTATCTCCCCATGAGATTTTTCATCCCCGAAGCGCCCGCCTGATAAACCATCGCTCCGGGCATCGGAATTTTCAATCCCTTCGGCCCGGGAATACTAAAGAAAGTTAAAAGAGCCCCACCGAATTCTCCTGCGGATTCGGTCCAAGCGTTTTCACCGACCCCCGGTGGGCGTTCATATCCCTTGATGTAATTATTAAAAGGAATGAAGGCCCCATAGGCCGCGCGTTCGTTCTTCTCATAATCTGAAAAATTTTGTCCGTCTCCCCTCATTACCGGCTCGGCCATCGAGTGTTGCGACCCCGTCCAGTATTTATCCAATCCCGACTCCATAGCGAACGTGTCGAGGTTCATCTTGAACGCGCTTGCGAATCCACGAACGACCGACTGCGGTAAAAGGAGTGGTTCGCCTACGGCCCAATCTTCTCTCCAGGCGCTTGGGAACGGATTGTTGTCCGGATCCTCCTCATGGCGATCGAACTGTTCCCATCCCTTCCTCGCCTTGTCGGCATAATCGGAAGAATGTTCATCCCAATACTTTGCATAGACCGGGTCCATCTTCAAATACTTCGACCATTGACCGAGTACGCCTAGCAATTCGTTTTTTTCAGCTTCGTCCAGGGGCTTCTCATTGAGATCAGGGCGATAATTCACCGCGGTGGTTCCCAATGGCAACGGCCGTTGAGTATCGTATGCCTTGAGCTTTTGGATTTCCCTGTCCACCCACTCGGCCCCCTTTTTCGCGTTCTCGTCGCTTATCTCATCAAGCTCAAACTTTCCCTCGGCGAACATCCTGGCAACCCGGGCCCCCGGATGCGATCCATTGCGGGCCGGATCGATTATGGTTTTCAGAAAACTCGCAGGAGTCGGATTATCAACCAAACCCTCTCCAATTTCAAACCCCCCCCAACTATTTGTGTAATTAGTGTACTCATCGAGGGTTTCGTCCACCGCAGGCCCGGATGCCCATTGATCTAGCTCGGTATCGAAGGATTCCTGATCATTTGTACGCTCCTGCGCCCACGCATCTAGCTCGGCCCCGAAGGCCTCCTGTTCGGGGCTTAATGCATCGGGATCGGACATATTACTTAATCGAAGCTAAGAAATCCAGTACCTGCTTCTTAGTCAGATCACCCTGCTTTTCCAATTGCTTCAATACCCTCACGACTCCGGCCGGATCACCGGCAACCAAATCCTTTAATTGTTGAGTAGGCGCGCCTTGGGCATCGAAATAATCATCGAACTTGACGGCAACCGGTGTGGCCGGGGCCTGGGCTTGCGGTTGCGGTTGGGGCTTGGGCTTGGTCGGGCGATGGGCGCCAATGAGCCTGTTGTTCTCCTTGAGTTCGTCGGTAAGGGATTTCATCTTATTGTTCCACTCTGGCGAGGCGGGATTAACGGTTGAATCTGGCCTCCGCATTCGGTCCATCTGCTCCCGAATCTCCTTATTTCTTAACTTGTAGCTCGCGATGTCCTCGGCCGTATGGGCGCTTGGTGGCTTTTCGCCCCCCGGCACGGGTGTTACCTCTTTCGTTGTTTTGTTTACAAACACCTGGCTTCCGTCAGGCAGAGTAGTCAGTTGTATGTGGCTCGATCCACCACTACCGCTCCCGGGTCTTGATAACATTTTAAAATTCGCGCCCGGAGGACCAACTAAGGCATCTGCCACGCCATCGCCATCCGCGTCATGGCTCACAATCATACTCGGATCGAAGGGCGGGGCCTTGTCAGGAACTGGGGTTGGTGGCATTCCTCCCCCTGTCATCATGTTCACTGATCGCCAATCTTTCCAGGTTTTACCGGGAACCCGCACGGGATCGACCCGCATGGGCCCTAGGTTTCTCATCTTTTGCTTCATGCCATAGTAGGCATTCATCATGTTCGAGTTTGGATCCATGCCCATCGACTTGGCCACCTTTTGGACGTTCTGTTCGGTCCACTTGATGGCCTTCCCGTCGTCGTCCGTGGCCGTGGAACGATTTACGAAATTGATTAGCCTGAGAGCGTTATCCTGATCCTTTTGAGCTTGGGCCTTTTGCTCCTGCGCTTTTCGCGCCTGTTCCATCCTTTGCCGAGTTTCTTCCATTTCGAGCATCTTTTGCTCGTTTACCTTGATCTCGCGACTCGCATTTAACCACCCCTCCAACTGGCCTACACTCATCACGGATGCCTGGCCCTGGGGAAGACCATGCAGGGTCGCCTCGGTCTTGGCGCTATCGAACCTCTTCTTGAGCGCCTGATCGGCTTCCTTCACTACGCGCTCCCGTTCCTTCTCCTTGACGTCCCTGTCCTTCTTCGCATCAAGAATCTGCTGTGCCTTGTTTTCGTTTTGCGAGCGCAAGTTCGCGTAAGGCATGGGTGAAGTCGGATGAAACCCGGCTCCTCTGAGTGGTGTCGTAGGCATTGTTATTCCTTCTTTTTAAGCTTTTCGTAATCTTCGATCATATCCATGACGTTGCCCGTCGTGACCTGAGTCTCACCGAGTTTGGTGGACAAGCTCGGATCATTGGCGTAGTTGAGCAAATCGCTCGCATAATTTTGTTGCGCCACTCCGGCCCCGTAACCGGTCGTCGGATCGGCAAGCAGGGCCCCGGACGGCCGGCCCGTGCGGTTGTAATCCTGGCTTACTTGTTGAGCGCCCGTATTCAACCCGTACACGGAAGTCGGACTAACCGTGTTCGCATTGACCAGGTTGGACAAGGAACCCAGTTTGTTGGCCTGTTGGGCCTCGTAGTTCATCGCCTGGGTCTGCCTGTTCTGTAGCGTTCGTTCGTAATCTCCGGTCATTTGCCTGGCGAACCTCTGCGGGCCTCCCGCAAGCAACCCGCCCTGCTTGGCCAAGCTCGGGGCCATCCCGCCAAGAAACTTGTCCCGTTGGGCCTGAAAGTAGGTATCCGAATGATCCCCGCCCTTTGCCAGTTCTCCGTATATGCTCTCTCTGAGCATTGAATTGTTCTCGTCGCCCATCATCCGATCGGCCAGGCCCATGATCTTTTTCTGCCCGGCGCTCCTGAAATCGTCCTCTACGAAACCAAGGCCACCCTCTTCCTCCGGCCTGTACAAATTGCTCGCGCTTTCCAATCTTGACGAAAGCAATTGGTTTTCGGCTCCGACCTGGGAAATTCTTCCCCTCAAGTCCCTTGATGCCGGATCGGTCGGGTTGGATTGCATGTAACCTTGCAACCATCCGCTCGGGGTCAGGTTCGGATCATTCGCCTTGGCCTGGGCGAACTTGTCGGCCAGTTCGGGATACTTGTCGAACATTTCGGCCGTCGGATCCCCGAAGAGTTCCTGGTATCTCTGAAACCCCTCGATGTCCGTCATCTGGGGCTGAATATTCCTTTGCGTATCCACGACCTCGGGCAATACTTCGTTGTATGCCCTGGTCATGTCCTTCATGTTTTGAACCGGATCCGAGCTCGGGGCCTGGTCGTCGTCCCCGAACCAAGTGTCCCACAAATCCACGCCCGCCTTCAGACCGGCCGTCCCGATCGCGCTCCACATGAGGTATTCCTTCGCCTTGTCCATGGTCGAAGGGTCAGGTGTCTTGCCCGCCTCCAAATCGGCTTGCGCGACAGTAAGCAAGCCATCCATTTCCTTGCGTATGCCGTTGTTGGTTTCAATGAGATTGAGGTTGTTGCTGTAGGTCTGTTCAGCAGTGTTTATATCCGACTGAATTCTGGCCTTGTCCTTCTCGTCGGTGGTCTTGCTTTGTTCGCCCTGCAATCGCATTATTTCCTGCTGAAGGCTCAGGTTTTTGTCCTTAATCAGGGCAGTCTGTGTGGCGTGGTCCTTTTGGGCCTGAACCAATGAGTTGGTTATTGTTTCCCGGTACTTTTCGGCCGTGTCATATTGCAGGCTCCCTTCCTTTGATTCTTCGGCTTGCTTCTTGGCCGTCTCAAGGGCCTGACTTAGCTCGTTGATTTTCGCATGAATATTGCCCGTGTTTATGCTTGAGCCCCCGGACCAACTTCCGCTTGAACCTCCCGTACTTGTACTCGTAGATGCCATATTTGTTTATCCTCCGAATCTCATGCTTGCCCGTTCTTTCAAAATTTCCATCTTGTCGGACATCCTGTCGTCCACTTCCTCCAACGCGCCCCATTCAACCACGCCCGTTTTTTCCGGAACCGCTTCCATCCGATCCGACATTCGTTCACTCGCTTGAGCGCCTGTTCGATCGGATATTCGGTCGCCCATCGAATCCGCAAAACTTTGCGCCCTGGTGCTTGCCATTTCGCTCGCCCGTTCAGAAAGCAGACGGAGTTCCTCGGATTGCCTCCTGGCTTCCTCCTCTTCCGCGCCCCGAGTGGTGAACGCCCAATCCTCGTAGGGTTTGCTCTGGTAATTGCTTTCGTGAGCCCAGGCGTTTTCATTATGCCCGAACAACCATTTTCCGGATCCTTCCTCCTCATGGGCGTACATCCAGTTGTTCGACCCCTGATCCCACCACCAATTCTCGTCATCGGGAGATTGGTACATCCACCTGTTCATGCCCGGAATGAATGATTGCCCGTCATGGGTAAATATCGGGCCGAAGAACGGATTATTCGACCAGTTCTTGGGCAATGCGTCGGTTTTTTCCTGGGCCTCCCGGGATACTCCGGCCGTGCCGGGCGCTCCCTGTTCTCCAATCGCCCCCGGGCCCCCCTCTTCCGCAAACCCTTTGTAATAATGATCAAATCCTTCCCGACTCTCCGCTTCCCAGGGATTGAATACCTGCTTGTCGGGCGCCGGCCCACTAACGTCATCGCTCGGGCCGTAAATTCCTATCGGTTGCTGATGCTTGACGGCATGATCGATATACGTCTGATCGACCATCTGGCCGGTTTCCGAATCGTAATAGTCCGATCCGGGCTCGGGCAGACCGAACTGATTCGCTTCACTTGTGTAAATTTTTCTATGCTTGCCCCATTCGTCCATTGCCTCAAGCATCTCGGCTTTTTCTTGGGCCTCTTTCGTACCCTGCTCGACGGTGAGTTTCCCGATCTCGTCTTCGTATTCCTTCATTTCGGCCTTCTCTTCGGCACTCGCGCCTTGCCATAGGCCCACGGGTGGCCCGCTGAAAGCCTCCCCCCACTCTAACGGATTGACCGCATCGAACAAGAATTGTCCAAATTCGGCAAGGTTCTTCCCCGGTTTGTTGGATATGGTTTGCGTTCGGGGATCCATCATGTCGTCAACGTTCTCGGGATCCACCCCCTGGGCCAATGCCCACATGTGCTTGACCGAATCCTTGTCTCCGTAAAACCGCCCGTCGGGCGCCTCATACATCTCCTGACTTTCGCCAACCTCCAAATTCGTGACTCTGCCTATCGTGTTTTGCCATGCCCCGGATACCGCGCCTTCCAGGGCCTGTGCAAAGTCCGTCCGTGAAAGCGGATCGGCAACCTTTTTATCGACTGCTTTGTTTATTGCCGTGATCGGAGCGATCTTCCCGCCCGACATTTTTTTTAGGAACCAATCCGTGGCCGCGCCGATCGGGCCACCCGTCAATGCGCCGACCCCGCCCTTTATGAGAGTCCCCGCGACGTTTCCCAGGTTGGTCGCCTTTCCGAAATCTTCAGCCCCGGTCTCGGGATGCAGGAAGTCGGCTCCAAGGCCCGCCCCTTGATAGATCGTGATATGCGTTCCGATCTTATCCGCATGTTCCACGGCTTTGACGGCATCGTTCAGAGCGTCTTGGGCATTGTCAAAGTTGCCTTTCTCGATTTCCTGCACCGCGCGGTCGAGGTACTGATTGGCCCCGCTCATTATTTGGTTGCCCAGTTCGGAACCCACTGCCACCAAAATTTCCGGATCATTCTGCGCGTTTTCCTTGAGCGCGGATATTTGGGAAATAAAGTCGGACGTAGCCATGTTATTTAGCTCCCTCGGGAACCTCCATCGGGTCCGGTTCAAGTATGAGATTTCCGTCCTTGTCGGTCAGATTGCTATCTTTGATCGATGCATCCTGCCTCTCGGCAACCACCATCCAATCAATCGTTTCCTTGCTTGTGGAATCTTCGCATTCGATCGTGATCACCCCGTCGGTCACGGATCCCTTCACCCTGTTGAAACTTTGATTGTTCTGAAGAAAAACCTGGGGATCGCGCGTCAGAGCGACGAAAGTACCGGCGCTCATGCCGACGGCCGTGTCTATGTTTACCTGCGCGGTCCCCTTCTTGGACAATGCGACCTGTCCACGATAAATGAGATCGGGCCGGGGGCCTTCCACGGCCATATGGACCAAGTCCTTGTTTTTCAAGACCGGATGCGGAATGCGGAAGGGTTTGGAAGTTCCCGCAACCGCGCCGTACACGGAAAAGTTGACGACATTCGTACTTGATCCGATCACGACCGTCTTGGTCGTGGTCGTTCCCGCTTGCACCCCGGTATTGATTACGAGCCAAGTATTTGCGCCCGTCGCCGGCGGGCATGAGAGAAACCACTGCTCCACCGCCCCCGTCGCTCCGAGGGCCTGGAGGCACAAGTTTACCTGCTTGTTCGTGGTGCCCCCGTACTCATCGGCCGTTATGTAAAAACCTCCGTCGAAGGACCACTGGACTGCGTTTTGAGGGGTATCGCAGGAAAAAGTCATGCCCGTCCCACCACTTCCATACGCCCTCGCAAGGAATACTGGCAGATTTGCCCCGTTCTTGGTCCCGGACCCGTCGTCCCTTGCCCACCGAATCTGCATGTCCTGCCCGATCAAAAGGACTTCGTTTACCAACCCGAAGAACCTGTCCGACCCTGCGGAAAATTGCCAGTTGAAGTACGGATGGTGAGCGCTACCGCCCAACATAGTCAGACTTCCGTCGGTTGCATCGATCGTGGTTTGTCCTTCTACCGTAGTCCCCCCGCCCTCAACGCCTCCGGTATAAGCCCCCGAATCCGAAGTGAAGGCTGTCGCAATCCTGCCCTTCTTGATTTTCTTGAGCGTGGAATCCGTATTCGACCAGACGAGCAGATAATCGTCCGTGCTCTCGTTGGCCGTCGCTTGTTCCGCAAACCCAAGTATGCTATCGGCTAACGACGATACCTTCAGGTTCCCGTTTCCGATCGCTCCCGCCTTGATCGTTGCGTTATCCACCAGGTTGTTCAGATCGGTATGCGTTACCGACGCTCCGCTCTGAAAGGTCACCCCCTTTTCCAAATAATCTCCCATTATATTTCCCTCCTGGTCTGCCTACCCGAAATGTTCGCCTCGACCCCCACGGCCTCGATCTTCAATCGACCGACGGAACTTCCGGACGCATCCATGTTTTTTATGATTAGTCCCAAATATTGCCCTTGCTTCTTGATCTTCACACCGGCCCCCACCCCTTCTGCGGAAGCATGGGCGCGGACGTAGAAAGCGGAATTCGTATGATCCGGGTTGGTGATCCTGGAAGTAACGTTCATGCTAGTCGCATTGAGGGCCTGATATTCTATCCCCGTCCGGATGTATCTCTTTTGATTGAAATCGGAAAACCCGTAGTCCCTGGTCGTCAGCTCGAAGGAAAAACGATCGGTCACCTCCACGGCCGAGGAATTCCTGTACACGTCGGTATTGTCAGCCAGGTCGTCGTAGCGCATGACGTGGTTGTTCTTGCTCGTAATGAACATCCGGTTGATCCCGGCCTTCGGAATGGTCACGAAACCCAAGGATTGTTGCGCCGTAGGCAACGAATCGACCGACTCCCACTGCTTGTAAATTTGATTGAAGACCAGAACTTGATCTATCTCGGAAGCTCCCTGAGAAACCACCCCCAACATATAGCGGTTGTCATAGAAACAGGAAACGAACTGATCGGCCTTGGAAAAGTCTATTGCCTTGATCTTGTCCTGAATCGGTTCGGATGTGGGAGTGCTTATGATTTCCAACGCCCGCATCGGGGTGGCCACGCTCGTCCGGTCCCTGATTCCCGCCTCAATCGCATACACCCCGGAATCGGAAAGGAAGAATACCAAGTCGCCTATTTCCTGAACCGTCCCCCTGGATACGCATCCCAACTGCCTGGTGATTTCTATGACCCGCAGATCGTCGCCCAGGGAAGAAGTGTTCGTGACAAGATATATTGAATTTCTCTTGAATACCAAAAGGGAATCGTCCTGCACGGGCAGAAGGGCGGTGATGTAATCCCCGGTCCCTTCGTTTATCAAGACCCTGTTGAAATAAGGATTTACCACGGACGGAGCGAATGCATCCGAAAACAAAATCTGATCCGGCCCATTCACGAACGCCAGGCGCGACGCAGTCGCAACCGCAAAGTCGGCCGGTGGCAAGTTGTAGGACTCGGACCAACCGATTGCCTGGGCGTTTCTGTCCTGAACGGCCCCCGGCGCGCTCGCCCCCACAAGTTCGATGGTATTGTAATCAACCACCTTGACCTCATGCACCCCGTTGTAACTGGTCGTTCCGCTCAATTTTACGGTGTCCCCGTCAACGAACTGATGGCCCGTCGAAGACCCTCCGACCGAACCAGTCAATTCATCCGCTCCGCTGAAGGTCCAGGTTTCCGACTTGGACTCGATCGGAGCGAGGTCCACTCTGCAAGCTCCCCCCGACGGATAGATCTGACAGACCACGATCGCAAGAGGCATTTTTACGATTCCTCCGGCCGACGGACTAACCCCCTCGTACATCAACGGGTATTCGCCCAGGGTAAATGGTAAAGTGGCGGGCAAGGTCGCTCCCTTGCCTCGAAACAAGAACAATGATCCGAACGCTTCGACCAGTTCAGCGTCACTCGTTGCTGTTTGCCCACTCTGGTAGGGTACTTCCGTGGCCCCGGCGCTCGGATCATAAATCGTCAAACTCGATTGTCCGGCCGTGGCGACGGCCGGGTCCGGGGTCGTGGTTGCCAGGGGATTGATGAACCGGCATGAGGAATATCCTTGTTTCCCCGCTCCCGATGCATATTCCACGGCCTGGCCCTTTCGCGTTTCATAACATCCGTTCTCGATCCTTGCGTTGACCGAATCGCTCGCCAGGCCCTCGGACAAAATCCCCGCCCGCAAATTGGATTGAAATCCCTTGAAGGCCCGATCCTGGTCGATCAGGGGCTGATCGTCGAACCGGCCGTATTTTTCGTGAGATCTCATTTCTTGCGAAGTTCCTGCCAAATCTTCAGGGACATGAATATGATCGTGGCCGTACCGGCCAATACCCCGATCCATTCATGCAGAGAACCGGAAAAGGTCGCCAACGTACCCCCTACTCCCCAAATGGCATCCCGGTCGATCATCCGAAGAGCCAGTCGATTAGATAAATTGCGATGAGAAGACCGGCAAACCAAGTAATGGCTTTCCCCTGCTTCGTCATGGACGAGTAAAGTTCGAGTAATGGTCTAAGGTTTTTCATCGGTTGGAAAAGGTGCTCGGGTCAGGTGTTTCTTCGCCTCGGTTTTGGAACATGCTTCGGCAGTTCTGCGGGCGATGAAAATGGGTAAGCACAAATAGATACCCAAGACGCAAGCCGCGCCGATTAGGATTCGTTTGATCGTGCTGACGAACGTGTCGAATGCAGACTGATGCTCGCCCATTTGGCTTTGGATGAGCCCTTCGACGTCTCCCGTCGTCAAGGCTTGTATGGTTTCCTTGGCTTGCTTGACCTCCTCGTTGCCCTGGACTACCTCGCCCACCAATGCCCCCGCGCCCGCTCCCAACGCGCTCCCGGCCGGCCCCGCCAAACTGCCAACCCCTCCCCCGGTCACCGCGCCGAGGGTGGGATACCAAGAGGACATCGAACACGACGAGAACAAGAGACAGGCAAGTATGAAAAAGTAGATCATTCGGGCAATTCGGGGACGGGTTCTTCGATAAACTGCACGTTCTTGGCAATGTGATCGGCCTTCCAGGGCCCTTGTTCCTTTACGAATACCAACCATTTTCCGTCCCGCTTTTCGGGGATCCCGTAATTTAGAGTTCCTTTTCCGTCAGGGATGCCAAGCTCCCCCATGAGACGTTGGTTCTCGGCTTCCGCTTTCGCTTCGGTGGTGTGTACTGAATATTTCATATTAGGTAAATGTTGCGAGTGTCAGACTGTATTTGTTGGCAATGTAAGACTTAATGACGTTTAGATCGGCGGTTGATAGAGCGCTCTCGAATACCAGAATCTCGGAAATAGTACCCGATTGATCGCCCCCAAAAGCCGTTTGCCCAATTTTACTAACTTTCATCTCTTCCGCTCTAGTCGCAGGGCCGTATACGCTAGTACCACCTCCCTCGAAAACCTCGGCACTAGTATGGTCTCGGTGTATCGCGTACATATTGTGAACGTCGTGGTCGGTCGTTACCGTCCCTGCCGTCGCCCCACAAATATAATTTTGAGTGGAGACCATCCAAAACTGGTTAAGGTAATTAGTGTATCCAAGAACGTTAGTCAAAATACCACTACCCGATTGGGCGACGTATATCATAGTGCACGAATATGTCTTTGACCAAGTGGTTGCCAAATCAAGGATATCCGTGGCCCAAGTAACTGCGGGTCGCGAACCCGGTCCCGAAGTCGCAAAGGTCGGCTGAAGTGAAGCGCTCGCTTGCGTGGCATCGTAGTTGGTGCTGTTTCCGCTCCTGTCTCCCCACGTGCTGATTGCCACGCCATTGGCAGGGTTGTTCCCTGCGTCCGCGCCATCGAGAATAGTGGCATCGAAGTGCATGGCGGGCGACGTGCTTATGTAATAAGTGGCCGAGGCCGAAGACCAAAGTCCCGTCGAGTAATGCAGTTCGGTCGCCCCGACCGACGAGTATGCAATGCCGTCGGAATCATACGTTCTCCAATCCGTCCCGTCGTACGTGATTAATCTATTGGTATTCGTCTCGAACAAAATATCTCCGATAGTCGGAGAACCGGGTCGATCGGTGGATACGCAGGTTTCTAGTTTACTAGGCATGGTATTGGTTAGTTAGGTGGTTAAGTTAAGAGTTCTCATAAATCTGCCAATGGGTGCCGTCATAGACGTACATATCCTGGGTATCCGTAGCGAAGGCTATGGTCCCCACGTCATCTCCGGATCTCGCTCGGATGGTCGCAAGGAGTTCGCGTATGGGAATTACCAAAAGGTATGGATTTATGTAGAATTGCCAGTGCGTCCCGTCGAAGACGTACATATAATGCGTATCCGTAGCGAAGGCTATGGTCCCCACGTCATCCCCGGTTCTCGCCCGGATGGTTGCTTCGGTTTCCAGGACGTCGATTTTAAGGAACGACGTCCCGGGAATTACACCACCCGATGAAATCCAGTGCCATCCGTAAGCATAACCGACCAAGCTCATTAGGAACGATTAAAGCAAATTACGGTCCCCGTATTTACGCTTACGGCCGTGGTTACTCCGTAAATATGAAACCCGGCCGGAAAAGTCAGGCTCGCCCCGATCGTTTCCGAAGACTGATCCACATTGCTCACAATCGAGGTCAGGGTGGTATCGGTCACGCAAATGATCACCCCATACTCGACTCCCGTGACACTGTCACCGGCCCCGAGGGTCTTTCCCCCATGCTCTCCTGTAAGATTTCTAATGTTAACGTTTTTGCTCATGATTTCTTCATATTTAACGGGTTCTGGAATATTCTACTGATTCCGTGGAAAACTTTTGGGGAACGTATACGTCGGCAAGATCGCCCAGGATCCCGTCGGCGCGGTCGTCTTCGGCCATTGCCTTGCTCGTCTGTCCGTCCTGGGCGAGCATGTCGGAATAGACTCCATGCCTTACGTATCTGTCCAAAAAACTTGGGAAATATATTCTTTCCCACCTGGTCGCATCGCTCAGAGCGTGGGAAGAGGTGTTCGTATTGAGAGCCTTGTAGCATTCGCCCGTACTGGGATCGTAGACGAGGTCGGCTTTTTTCGATGTGTTCCCGTAGGCCACGCTTGTGGTATAGGTGCTTGCGCTTGCGTAATCGGTCAAAGTGAATTCGGGGGGCTCCTCCTGATACTCGGCCCAAACCTGGTCACCGGCCAGGTTGCTGACTATCACGCCATCCCTACTGGGTTCGTAGCTCAACGACCCGGGCCGGGCGTTCTTTAGCGGATTGCGCATGTATATTCCCCTGATCCTGTAAATAACTTTGCTTCCGGGCGCGTCCGCGCCTGCCCCCAGTTGCCAGTATGGAATGTATCTGATCCAATCGGTCGTTGAGGAAACCGCCTGAAATTTGCTTGCGTCAGTCAAGTCCTGACTAGACGTCGAAACTATCGCTTCGTAATACTTTTTTCCCGTCGGCTCCCAAAGGATGTCCCCAATGTCGTAGGGCCGGCCGGTACTGGTCTGATGATGGTAGTGCTTTTGCTCGACCTGCATCGATTCCGGCCACCAATCATGCGACCATGCCTGGCGAATGCGCTGATTTATAAATGAAACTATGTCCCTGGAATTGTCCAGTTGCGTAATTTCCAGGCCATCCTTGCGCAGAATGCCTTCCACCACGTCTTTGAATTTGGTCGTTCTTGAAACTGTTGCAGGTTCACCCATAGGACTTGCGGAACTTTGTTCCCATTATCGGCTTCCTGAAAAACCCGATCGGTTTGTCCAGGGATCCATGCCCGACTTGAATTTTTCTACTGTGAGACTTTACCCGGCACATTTCGTTGTCTCTGAGGAATTCACGCAGGAATTCATCATCGTCCCAACATTCGTAGCCCAGGCGTTGTCCCCAATAATGATAAAACATCGGTTGGATTTGAAACTTCACTTCCCCCAAATCTCCGAAGTGATACCTTTCGCCATCCTGGCGCTTGGCTATTTCCTGCTCTTTCTTGGCCTTGACGAAATCAATCATCTGCCCTTCGCGCAGTTCCTTGTATATGGCATCGAGCATAATTGAAAAACAGGGGAGGGAGAGCCGTCAGCCCCTAAGAATGACTGACGGCCCACATACCCCTATGATTTATGATAAATCAGTTAACGTTGTTCACGATTCTGCATCGCAAAAGGATTTGGCCGTCCGTGTACTCATCCAGGTTCTTGCCCGCCCCGGGCGCATTGAACGTAAACCGGATCTCAGCCGTGAGATCGTTCAGGTTCGCGCCCATGATAAACCTCTTGACGTCACTTGCGTGGGCCTCGCAGATCTGTTTGGCGGCCATGTACTTGGTTGCAGAGCTGGAATCGCCCAAGGACACCGTGTTGGCTACAACGGTCCCCCCGGAAAACGGCCTGGCAACCTCCATGCTGATCATGGACACGGTCGCTTCCGCGCCCACCGCATTCGCGGTCGTTGCAAAATCGACCGTCTTGGCCGTGTTGTCTGCCACTCCCTCCAGGTCGGTCCAAAGAACTTCGATTTGATGAGTCGCGCCATCATATCCGGACGCTTGAGTTGTTAATGGTGTAATTCTTGCCATCTTATTTTACCTCCTTGTGTGTTAGGAATTGACGCTGATTGGCAACAGAGTAAGCGGATTGTCGCACATCAACATAAAGATTGCGTCAATGATCGCCTTGTGACCACCACCCTGATACTCCAATTTCTTGACCCTGGGCATACGTGTGTACGCCAACCCGACCATGTCCAGATCGACAAAGATGCCGGACTTGTGAGTGTAGGCCGTATCGTTCCCGGTTGCCGGATCGCAACGCACGAAAGAACTGGTATGCAAATCGTAAGTCCCGCTATCGAGAACCAAACGATCGACAACCGAAGTAAGAACCCGGCCGTCTCCCTTTTGGAACCTTCTGACGGGAACGGTGTTTGCAATGCCGGATCCTGTTGCATCGAGCTGATAACTGGTAAACTCGGTAAATCGGCTCTTCAGCTCAATTCCAAGATAACCATCCATCTTGCCCGGGCCCTTGCGTTCCTTGTAAGCGGATTGCCCCTGGTCCTTGAAGTCGTTCTCAAAGAAGTTGGCAAGTGTGCTCGCGTACTTGTTCGCGGTAGGCGTTTGGAAGTTTGAAGGAACTTCATAGGCCGCGCTGACGAACGAACTGTCGGACCATTTGAAAAGTCCGCGCGTTTCGTTAGCAGACGAAGTTCCGTCGTCCCGGCTTACGTCCTCGTTGGACAGGGCGCGCTTCTCGATCGAGCGAGCGAGTACCTTGACTCCTTCGGCAATTTGGGAATTGAAGTGAGAACCCTTGACTCCGGCCACTTCCACTTCCTCCATGAAGTCGGAAACTCCAATGTTGTACCAAACCTTTTGGGCAACTCCGGTGAGTTCCTCGCCCTGGTTGGAATTGAAGTCGGTTGCGTCCTTGCCGTCAAGCACCCCGTTGAATCCAGTGTTTGCAAATTTCTTGCATTGCCACCGGTGTACAACCTGGTTTGCTTTCTTGCGCTTGTTTATCATTGACGTGAAGGGCGTTTTGTCGCTCTCCACCACTGCAATCAGATCGGCCCATGAATCGGGCTTCGCTACTGCATTTATTTCATGTAATGCTGGCATAATATTTTAAAAAATGAGATTAGTTTAATAGTTTTGCTACGGCGCCTTCCACGTCCCCGTGCTTCGCGCGTTCAAAGTCATCTTCAGACAGCTCCTGGATTTCCTTTCCGGGCGTACCAATTGGGGACGGCCGGGCGGGTGCGGGTTGCATTGGAATTTGCGGAGGGGGGCCGGGATCTTGCGATGGCACACCTGCGACGTTCTCCCTGGGACTGTTTATTTTCCCAAGAGTCATCATCCATGCGGTTCCGACGGGATCGGGATGGTTGGCCTTGATGGCCTGAAAGCTTGAGTCGGTATATATCTCCCTGAAAATCCTGAACTCTTCACTGCTATCGTCCTGCAAGGCGGGATTTATCTGCGCAAGATTGTCGAGTTGCCTCGCTAATTTTACCTTTTCCTCACGCGCCTTGGGTATCTCAACGAGAACCTTTTCCTGATAGTAGTTGAACTGTTCCTTGATTTCTTCGGGTGAATAATATCTTGTCTCCCCGTCTTCATCCGTTCCCTCAAAACCTTCATCAAGCGGGCCTTTGTTCGCCCAAACAATAAACTCCCGCGCAGTCTGGTCCATTTTGGCCAGGTCGTCGGCCGTCATTGCCTTGATGTCTCCGGAAACAACCGGAGACTCCTGATCTGAAGATTTGTCGGATTCCCTTAACTCATCGACTTCACGCTTTGCTTGGTCAAGTTCGGCCTCTAGCGCGGTTTCCCGTTGCTTTGACTTCGCCGTGATCTTTGCAATACGCTTGTCGATCTTTTCCTGAACTGCTTCTGGCAACTTTTCCCGTTCGTTTCCGGTTTGGTCGGCATCGGCTGAATCATCGTCAATTTCCGTGACTTCGGTTTTTGGGCCTTCGGCCTCTGACTTCTCGGGTTCGGCAACCTGAGCATCAATCAGCTCGTCGGTTACTTCACTAAGGAACTCATCACCGGATTGTTGCTCCGGTTCGGCAATTTTTTCTTCACTCATGGGGAGCCTCCCCAAGTAGGATGGTTTTTCGCATTCTCCCATATGTTACGCAAACCTGAAAATGTTCAAGATTTACGCATCCGGATTGGCCCGTTCGGACCATTCGGCCTAACTTTCTTAATTATCCACGGACTTTAAGCGAAATTCCAGGTCGTCGTGGAAATCTTCCAATGCGCTTGCTTGGCCCAACCACCATTTGGTTTCGGTATCGGACAGATCAGGGTTTTTGGCGTTGGTCATGCAGGTATCATGGTGCTCATCAAGAATGAACAGTATGGCATTTGCCCAAGGTGCCTGCCTGTTACCTCTTAGTGCGCCAGGTATATCCTTCTCCTTAATCTCTATCCTCGGATGCCTCCGATACCCGCCCGTCAATTTCAATAGCAGCTCCTTGATCATTCTTTTTGTTTCCCTTGGTAATGGGTTTCTTTTCTACGATACGCTGAAAACATTCGTCTATGAGTCGATGATCCTCGGTCGTCAGGTGGGGAACGAAGAACTCATCCCAATCACCGCTTGCCCGACAAGGCCGGAACTGCTCCCATGCGTCCATATTGCTTGTTTGTTGTTTGTTGTTCCACCATATGTTGAAGATGCTCGAATCGCGCTTGCAAAATTTGCTTTGAATCCTCCTGCAAGCGCTCGATCGCATCGGGGTTTGCCTGGGCAATTTGCTGAAGGGTCTGCAAACGAAGTTGATGGTTTTGCCCCTCCTCCAACATTGGCGGTTCCACCCCGCTTGCAATCTTTGCGAAATTGACCTGTTCGTCCAGGGCCTCCTTCATGTTTGCGTTCTGAACCGGTTGCAGAGTCGCCTCGGCCAGGCTCGGGTCGATGCCGGCAAACAAGCGAGCAACGAGTTTATCCCTCTGCACAGTCGAGAGCGTATCAATGGGCAAAATGTATTTCCCTATGAGTTCTGCCTTTTTTACGACGTATTCCATGTCCAGATCCTTTGAATCGAATGAAATGCACAAATCGAATTTGCCTTGAATTTCCGCTCTTGATCGGATTATGGGCAATCCTTCCTTGGCCCCGGTGATTCTTGCCAGGAATTCGTCGGAGACATACTGTTGGCACAATTGAAGCACCATGACCAGTACGTCCTTTACGTTTGCCAAAAAGGAATCGGTCATGTCCTGCGCGTGCAATTGGGTAATTACCGGCATTACGTCCTTGTGCGCCCGGCCGAAATATTCATTTACCTGGTTTTCGAGAAGAGGTTGCGCCTTGTCGTTCGATACGGGATAGCGCGGAGGCTCCATGAATGACACTTCTCCCGGCCGGTTTTCCTTGATTTGCTTCAATGGGCCTATTTCGAGACGTTGATTCGGCCTGTTTTTGGGTACTCTTACGGGCGGGATCGTGGCGATCGACGTGTGATCAAGAAAGGAATCCCACAGGATCTTCAGCATTTTCTGTTGGCCCATTGCCAATTCGCTTACGCTTCGACTGTCCCAAAGCCTGTTGGTCAAAGTTTCCCGGCCGAACCACACGAAAGGGTATTCGCCATGCGCATAATCAAGCAAAATCCTGTCCTTTGCCGAAATATCAACCGCATGATGAAAACAGGTATAGTATATTCCCGGAACCCCATCGTCGTTGCAGGATCTTTGATAGGCCGTAATCTGTTCGTACATTCCCTTGTACTGGATCTGACTCGGCCCCTTGGCGCTTTGCGTAAACCAATCCCCATCCACCTCGTTTCTTACGTATTCCGGAAATCCGGTTTCACCCTCATGCTTGAGAACCTGATCGACGTACTTTTGACTGTACCCGTGCGTTACGGATCTTTCCCTCAAGTCCGACTCGGTCAGCCATTCTCTGACGAATATCACCCGGGCCCTGCGAATGTCGTAGGTATTGGACGGGAAAAAGATGTCCTCGAACATTCGGTGGGCGGTAATTTTCGGGGAACTCGTCTTGATGTAGGGCGAAGGATATACGGCCTGGCCGGTTTCCCTGAGTTCCTTGATGATTTTCGATATTCGACCCTTGGACAGGTGGGGCGAAACGGAAATCAATATGTTCTCCAATCTGTCGCGCTCGGAATCCAAGGTTATGAGGTTTTGCAGATCGACCATAAACTGATTCTTAGTCAAGCCCTTCAAGGCCGGGTCGTTCGAGATTGACTCGTAGAGCATCTGGCCGATCTCATCGACTGACAGAACCTTGTTTTCAAGGGCCGACTCCTGCAACCAATAGACTCCCATGACGGCTCCGGCCGGAACGTCGCCCTCTTGCCACTGGGCGAGTTTCTTGAGTTCCCTCCTATAGGTGGAGCCAAAGGCGTTCTTTATTATCCAGTTCAGGAGTATCTGCATCCTTGAGCCAAGCTCAAAATCATTGGACTCGATCCCCTCAACCGATACGTCCGACCGCATCGCGCTTGCGACCATGATCTTTTCCCTTTCGTTTATGATCATGTCGCTAAGACGCACCCTGGAATCACTAGCCCCCTCAAACGGGAAAGCCTTATGTCCATCGACTGGATCGGAATGCTTCAACCCATCCGCGCTTTGGTTCGGCCATCGGCAAAAACGAGTGTCTTCGGCTTCCGTCCGTCGAGCCTGTATGTCCTGGGCCGCATCCCTGGCAATACTGTCCATTTCCGTCTTGAGAAGAGTCAGTTCATCCTTGGTTATCGGAGCAGTCCCACCGTCACCCTTCACTGTTTCAATTGTTTTTTCATCCATCGTATTGTTTTTTTAGGTTTTGAATTTCACTATTCTTGTAGACTCTCGTTTTCATGCCCGGCAGTTGGTATGCCCTGATGGCCCCGGAGGAAACCATGCATTCCAGTTGATATTTCGTTATGCCAAGAAGTTCCATAACTTCATTTCTTCTCAAAAAGGTTTTTCTAATTGTAGTAGCCACCACCTACACTCTCCCAGTTTCCCTTGGTCATATCCTCGCAATCACTCAAAAAGAAATATCTGACCACATCGATCGGATCCTTGCACGCCCCCTTGTTTCCATCCAGGCCGGTCCAGTTTTGCAAACTGAAGATCAGGTTCCGACAATCCTTGTTTACGTAAAATCTAGGCGCATTGAAAAAACTGGCTTTTTCGTCTTCGACATAATCAAGAGCGTCATTGATCTTGGCCACCCCATCGGCTATTTCGTTGGCGGGGGCGCATTGAAAAAATAAGGAAATATCGTCAAACTCGGTGATAAGGGTGACCGGTCGGTCGTTTTCGACCCTCGGACTACTGGCCGCGCGGGAATCCATGAACCTTTCGAGAACCTGTTCGTCACTCCCGTTCTGCGATTGCCAAGATGCGACCGCCTCGCCTTCCCGCATTTCCACGCTCGGCTTGTAGTTCTTGCAATCGGCCCAACCTTCCAGGCGGGCGATCTCTCTTTTTATTTTCCATAATCCGAAACCAAAGGGATCCTGGGCGGGACCAGCCCGCCCGTCCGGTTTTTTCCCGTCCGGCAAAGACCAAGGCCCGGGAACACCGACTTCGGGAATCTCGTATGACCCCGGCCATTCCCTGTAGGCGTATATGTTCTCGCCCACCACCCTAAACCAGACCATGTAGAAGTTCCGACCGCTCGACGGGTCGCAAACGAGAAAGTTTGCCCCCTTCTCGGGAATGTCGGCATTGTCTATGCAATGAACCTTGGGGTCGAATTTCGGAAAACGAGAGGCCATCGTCTTGTTTGCCAGGCCGTAAAACCTTTCGCGCACGTACCACCTGGGCTTGCCCTTGATGAAATCAACGACCGATGCGGGGTTTCCATAAGGGTTGTCCGACGAGTGAAAGAATGCGACGGCCCGCTTGCCATCTCCCTCAATGCTCCGCATAAGACGAGGAACCTTTTCAAATTTCCTGTTTGCGGGAATTGCCGGCTGTCCTTCGGATCCATCCACCCACGCAAGACAGTTTTGCAATTCCAAGGCCCTTTCCGGCAATTCCTCCCCTTCGTCCCTCGGGCAAAGAAACGCAGTTGCCTCCTTCATTACCTCGGCCCCGTCCTGAAACATCTTGCAGGTTGCCGAATAGCCCTTCACGGGCGTGAAGGTTATGAGCATCTTCGACAGGGGGGATCTCGTTGCCAATCTCAGCTCCAAACTTTCGACCCAATCGGGCGGGACGAGCTCATCCGTCCACGCAATATTCAGTTCCCCGCCCTCTATTTTTTCCCGGTCCTGTTCGTAATTTCTAAAAATGCACTCGCTTGAATTGCTCAGAACGAATTTGGAATCGCTGAATCCGTACTTTTGATTGTAACTGATGTATGCGACTTGCGTCCGGATCTTCCGTCTTTGATCAGGAGGAAGATATTTCCACATGAGGGGGTGCTGATATTCGACTGAATTTTGATTGCTCTCATGGAAACACCACGCCCGGGCCCCCTGAATGTATTGGAGCATCTGCATCGTTCTCTTCGCCCCGAATTCCGATTTCCCCGAACGATTTCCACCATTCAGGAGAAGAACGTCAACCGGCTTGGTGTACCCCAAGGCCAACCTTATTCGCTCGCATTCCTTCTTGTCCAACCACGGCCATTCGAGAAGAGCGTCGCATATCCTCCAAATCGGAGGCTCCCACCCCCTTCTGAGAGGGTCCGTTTTCTCCTCCGCGATCGCCTCTTCCCTGGCGACCATGATCTCCGCAAACTTATCAGCCCCCAGGATCTCGGCCTCCTCCAATGTGGGAAGCTCGAAAATCGGGTGCGGAGTCGGAGAAAAGCTCATTGTGTGTTTACCTTGTCGCCTCCCGCTTTTTTAGCCTCATGGTAGGTTGAGAAAAAATCAGAAAAAGTTTCTGTTCCGTCTTCATGAAGAAAGGTGCAAAACCATTTTCCCACAGAAGTACCCAGTGCATAACTGATGATTTTGTTGGTATCACTCATATTTCCAAAACAAAGAGAAACGCGGTTCCTGATACACTAGGCAGATAAAGATTTTGCCCGCCCGGAGATCTCCCCACGGGTCCACAACACCTTCGTTTCTCAAATTCATTCTTCCTCCAACCTTTTTTGGGACTCGTCGATGTATTCGTTTACGGCCCTGTGCGCGACCGATGAAATATCCAACGGACTAAGATCGGACTCCCCGCCCACCCCTGAGTCATATGCCCGAAAGAGGCGTAACAAACTTTTCATAAGAACGGCCCGTTGCTTGTATATTTCCTTGTGACCCCACCAGGGATCCTTACCATCTTCCCATTGCCAAGCGGTCATGTTTTTTGGCCTCCGAAGATTTTTAGGCTGTTTTCCAATGCAGTCTCTTGCTTCCGGCGAAACGCAGGGTTGCCGGATGGTGGCAATTCTACGCCTTTAGCGTCGAGCGGAACGACAGGCACGGCCGGCTCGATTGTCCCGTATGTCGGTGTGTACCTGCCTTGCGGGTTAATCAGATACCCCGTAAGGTAGGTTTTTCTTTTATCTTTCTTCCTCATGTTATCAATTGGTTTTCGTGAGGTGGACAGCATATGTCCATTTGGTCCCACATGAATGCCAACATGAGCGCCCAATCAAAACTTAGCTCGTTCCTAACCACGTTCATGTCAATGCGCATAGACTATGGGGGGTTCACTTGACTTGTTCTTGTACTGCCAACAATCCTTGTCGAACCACAGATGCCTGACCGGTTCTTCCCCGTTCTCCCTTTGGGCCAGAACCGCAAATACCGCATCATGCTGATCCCTCCAGGCCGAATCATCGAAGAGGGGGTTGTTTCTTCTTTTGTAAAACGCCTCCTCCTTGGCCTTGTTTCTCCAAACGCACACCACGTTGTGCGCAATATTGGTCACGTGGACCGACCCGCGCACCATGTGCTTGTTCGGCCAACCCTTTTCCTCCGGCCGTTTCATATCCGGCTTTTTGGAGTGCGCAACCAAATGAACGTGGACGTTATGCTTGACCGCAAAGTCGCAAAGCGAGTTCATCAAGTGCTTCAAGCGGGCATCTTCGTCCTCCGGAATATCCAGGCGCATCAACGAATCGATCACGAAATGGGAGATCCCGTATTTCTTCGCTGCATATCCGAAAACTTCCAAAACTTCGCTCGGGGTTGCGGTCCCCAGTTTGTCGTAAATCCAAAAATGCCTGGAAGCCCAATCAAGAGCGAAATCAAACTGCTTTTCGTCGTCCGGCTTGAAACGCGCAAGTCCCATTCTCATAATTGCCTGAAGGTTCTTTTCCGGCTTCATCTCAAGACTACACAGGCAGGACCGACGGCCGAGGCGGGTCATGTGAACTAACATATAATTAAGCAATATGGTCTTTCCGTGCTTTGAATATCCCGTCCAGACAGTTATTTCGCCCGGACGAAACCTAAAGGGGAAACTGTCTCCAACCCCAAACGGGGTGGGATCGCCCGCTTCCTCACCATCCGACGGCCAAAAGCAGTCCCATATCCTTTCCCTGAACTCCCTTGCGGTCTTCAAGCTCTTCGGGTCCATATTTGACGCATTGGGAAGCAAGTCTTCATAGAAGTCCGCTCCGTCAAAACCGGCTAAAATATAATCATT